GGTAGAAAAGGTGCAAATGTCCTCTAGTCTCCCAGTCGTTTTCTCGGTAACCGTTGAGGATGAGGGGCTTACCGTTGCATGACGAAGGCCGCGCGGAAGACGCGCGCAGGGCGCCCGGGCAGGAAGCCCAAGGGTGCGAGTCTGCGCGCCTTCGCGGCGTCGGTCGGGGTGACACATCCGGCGGTCATCAAGGCGATCCGGTCCGGGCGGCTGTCGGCATCGATCGCGAAGGACGCGAGGGGGCACCCGCGCATCGTCGACGCGGCCTTGGCGCTCACGGAGTGGCGGGCCGGGGCGACGAAGCCGCACCCGTCGAGTGGGAACGGGCGGCCGCCACGGCAGCCGATGCCGGGGACGCTCACCGAGGCGCAGCTCCGCGTGGCAGCCCAGCGCGAGATCAAGCTGAAGCTGGAGAACGACCAGACCGAGGGGCACCTGATCGACGCCGGGAGGGCGCGCCGGGAGGCCTTCAACGCCGCCCGCATCGTGCGCGACGGGATGCTGAACATCCCCGACCGGATCGCGGCCCAGGTGGCGTCGGAGACCGATCCGGGTCGGGTCTACAGGCTACTCGAGGGCGAGATCCGGAACGCGCTCGTCGGCCTGGCGGAGCTCCTCGATGAAGACCCGGCGGACGACGATGCTCCTGGGGCTGCTGTGCATCGTTCGGCCGGGGCTGGAAATCATGCCATCCAGTAGCCCGGTCCGGAGCGGGTGGGCGAGTGGGCTGCGGCCGGAGCCGCACGTGCTCGTCAGCGAGTGGGCCGACCAGAACCGGCGGCTGCCGCAGCGGTCGAGTGCCGAGCCTGGACCGTGGCGCACATCCCGGACGCCCTACCTCCGGGAGATCCTGGACGCGCTGTCGGTCATGTCGCCGGTCGACGAGGTCGTGATGATCTTCGCCGCTCAGCTCGGGAAGAGCGAGACGCTCCTGAACGAGCTCGGGTACATCGTCGACCACGCCCCGGGTCCGACGCTCTTCGTCCAGCCCACCGTGGAGACGGCGAAGCGGTTCAGCCGGCAGCGGGTCGAGCCTCTGTTCTCGTCGACGCCGTGCCTCGCCGGGAAGGTGGCGGAGGTGAAGAGCCGGGACTCCCGGAGTTCGATGCTGATGAAGGAGTTCATGGGCGGGCTGCTGATCATCACCGGGGCGAACTCGGCGGTCGGTCTCCGCTCGATGCCGGCCCGCTACCTCCTCCTCGACGAGATCGACGGCTACCCGGCGGACGTGGACGGGGAGGGCGACCCGATCGGGCTGGCCGAGGCCCGCCAGCGCACGTTCGCCCGCCGGAAGACGCTGAAGGCCTCGACTCCCACGGTGGCCGGGGCCTCCGCGATCGAGGCTGCCTATGAGGCGACGGACCAGCGGCGCTACTTCGTCCCGTGTCCGCACTGTAAGGAGTTCCAGATACTCGCGTTCGGGCAGCTCACGTGGACGAAGCTGCAGCTTCCGCCGGAGCAGGCCGTCTACGTGTGCGCGCACTGTGAGGGCCGCATCGAGGAGCGGCACAAGACGGAGATGCTCGCGGCAGGGGAGTGGCGGCCGACAGCCGAGGGGGAAAACCCTAACGCCCGCGGTTACCACCTGAACGCCCTGTACTCCCCTGTTGGCTGGCTGTCGTGGGGGCGGATCGCGAAGCAGTGGGTCGAGGTGCAGAAGAAGCCCGACAAGTTGAAGGTCTTCACGAACACGGTGCTCGCGGAGACCTGGCACGAGAAGGGCGAGGCCCCGGAATGGCAGCCGCTCTACGATCGCCGCGAGAACTACGAGCTCGGCACGGTGCCTCGTGGCGGGCTCTTCTTGACCGCCGGTGTCGACGTGCAGAAGGACCGGCTCATCGTCGAGATCGTGGCGTGGGGGCGGGGCCGGGAGTCGTGGTCGATCGACTACGGGGTGCTCCCGGGGAACACGAGCGACCTGACGGAGGCTGGGCCCTGGGGGCAGCTCGACGCGCTCCTCGCCAGGCCGTTCCGCCACGAGGGCGGCGCCGAGCTCACGGTGCGGATGCTGGCGGTGGACTCCGGTTACAACACGTCCGAGGTCTACACCTGGGCGAAGAAGTCCCCGATGAGCCGGGTGATCGCGATCAAGGGGCAGGACTCCGGGGGCGCGCTGCTCGGAGCGCCGTCGCCAGTCGAGATCAACCTACGGGGGCGCCGACCGATGCGCGGCTACAAGGTGTGGCCGGTCGTCGGTGGCATCGCGAAGTCGGAGCTCTATGGGTTCCTCCGGCTCGACCGGCCGCTCGACGGCGAGCCCTGTCCGCCGGGCTGGTGCCACTTCCCCCAGTACGACGACGACTACTTCAAGCAGCTCACCGCCGAGCAGCTTGTCTCGAAGCGGAACAAGCGGGGGTTCATGGTGATGGCCTGGGGGCTGATTCCGGGCCGGGAGAACCACGTTCTCGACGCGCGGGTGTACGCACGGGCCGCGGCTCAGCTCGTCGGGCTCGACCGTTTCGCGGAGACGGACTGGGCGGCGCTCGAGCGGATGGTGTCGAGCGAGCCCCCTCCGGAGCCGGAGCCGAGGGCGCCGCGGGAGTCGTGGCTGCGGAGGCGCGGATGAAGCTCCTCGACGTCGTCGGGACCGGGGCGAAGGTTGTGAAGGACGCCGCAGCGGCGGTTGCGCGGGCGGTGGCGGGCCCGGGGCCGGTTGGCCCCTGGGCGCGCGAGGAGTTGCGCCGTCGGGCGGACGTGAACGCCACGGCGGCCGCGGCGCGGGCGGATCGCGAGGCGGCGATGTTCGGCGGGTCCAGATGGCTCAGACGACGGCCCGGATGGCTTGGAAGGGTGAGGTAGGCACATGGCGTGGACTCAGACGGACGTCGAGGCGCTCGAACGCGCGATCGCGGAGGGGCGGGGCGCACGGTCGATCTCGTTCTCGGACCAGACCATCGTCTTCGGGTCGGTGGACGAGATGCTGCGGCTCCTCGCCACCATGAAGGCTGCCGTCGCCGCCGCGGCCGGGACGTCCTCGACGCGCTACGCCGCCTTCAGCAAGGGGCTGTGACATGACCAAGAACGGGTCGGACACCGCGAGGGGGACATGGCTCGACCGCGCTATCGGGTTTTTCGCTCCGATGGCTGGCCTGCGCCGCATCCGGGCCCGCGCCGCGGCGGACGTGATCGTCAGGCACTACGAGGGGGCCTCGACGGGGCGCCGAACGCAGGGCTGGACCCGATCGGGCTCCGATGCCACCGCCGCTGTGATCCCCTTCCTGAAGAACCTCCGGGACTCCGCGCGCGACCTCGTGAGGAACAACGGGTATGCCGAGAGCGCGATCACCACAATCTGTGACCACGTCGTCGGCTGGGGCATCGTGGCGAAGCCGACGCCGGTGAACGTGAAGGCCGCGGAGATCTGGGAGGCGTGGGCGGGGACGACGGCCTGTGACGCGGATGGTCGGCAGACCTTTGCGGGCCTACAGCACCTCGTGACGCGCACGGTCGTCGAGTCCGGCGAGGTGCTCGTCCGCCGGCGGCTGCGGAAGCCCGAGGACAACCTCCCAATCCCGATGCAGATCCAGGTTCTGGAGCCCGACTACCTCGACACCGCGAAGACGGACGTGCGCCTCCCGAATGGTGGGCGCATCACGGCCGGCATCGAGACCGACGCGATCGGGAGACGCGTGGCGTACTGGCTGTTCCAGGAGCACCCGGGCGCCGCCCAGGCGGCGCTTGCGGCGTCCGTGCGGGTACCGGCGGAGAGCGTGCTCCACATCTACCGGCAGGACCGGGCGAGCCAGGTGCGGGGCGTAACGTGGTTCGCCCCCGTGTTGTTGAAGTTCAAGGACTTCGATGACTTCGACGACGCGACCTTGATGAAGCAGAAGGTGGCGGCGTGCCTCGCGATCGTCACGACGGACGTCGATGGGACGGCGAGCTCCCTCGGGACGGTCGATCCCGCGAATCCGAGCGTCGACGAGCTGCAGCCGGGCGGGATGCTCAACCTCCCGCCGGGCCGTGCCGTCACCGTTGTCGATCCGCCCTCGGTCCGGGAGTATGCGGACTACACGCGGACGACTCTCCGCGCGATTGCGACCGGCCTGGGCGTGTCCTACGAGGATCTGACCGGGGACTACTCGAACGTCAACTTCAGCTCTGCCCGGATGGCCCGGCTGCGCCACTGGGCGCGGGTTGAAGGCTGGCGGTGGCGGATGTTGGTCCCGCAGTTCTGCGCCCCCGTGTGGGTCTGGGCGATGGAGATTGCGGGGATGCTCAAGGAGGGCCCGCGCTCGGTGCCGCGCGCGCTGTGGACGGCCCCGCCGCTCCCGATGATCGAGCCGGACCGCGAGGGGCTCGCCTACCAGAGGAACATCAGGACCGGGATCATGACGCTCTCGGAGGCAATCCGCGAGCGCGGGTACGATCCCGCGGAGGTCCTGACCGAGATGGCGGCCGACAACGCGCGCCTCGACAAGCTGGGGCTGGTGCTCGACAGCGACGCCAGGAACACGACGCAGGCCGGCAATCCGCGCCAGACGGCGAGCCCCGCGCCGGCGGAGCCTGCCGCGCCGGCGGAGCCCAGCGACGACGGAGACGCGGCATGAGCAGGAGGAGGAGGGAGGCGATGGCGGTTCACCCGCAGGAGCTGGAGAACCCGGAGCGTGACCTTGGGCTCATCACGCGCGGCCTGCAGGTCGAGGAGGCCGAGGCCGAGGAATCGGAGCCCGAAGATGCGGCGGAGGCGTGCGGCGCCGCGCTGTGCGACCGCCTCGCCGCCGCCCGGACCATGAGCCCTCCGGACGTCGCCTGCCGCTCGTGCTGGGTGCACGGGCGCGACGCAGCCCTCCAGACGGTCGCCGAGGCCGGGGTCGAGGCCGCGCGCGCGATCCTGCCCACGGGATCGGCGCTGCACTGGCGCGACTGCTGGACCCAGGGTCGCGATGCGGTGGTAGCGGCGCTCGAGGGGCGATGATGCTCCTGCCTCCACGGCACGCGGTGCTCCCGCTGACCGCCCGCCAGGCCGAAACGCTGCGGCTGATCGCGGCTTTCCGGGAGGCGACCGGGGAGTTTCCGAGCCAGCGGTACCTCGCGCGGCGCCTGAGCGTCGACCTGACGGTGATCCAGGCCCGGCTGCTGGGGCTGTACCGGCGCGGATGGCTGGAGACCCCGACCCCGGCCGGGCTGCGCTGCACCCACGTCGGCTGATCGCCGGAAATCCTTTCACTGCAACACAACCGCCCCCGTCAATTTGACGGCTTCCCGCATTCCTTGCGAGGGCCGATGATCCTTCCGTGCAGACCGGAGGGCCCATGGAACCCCGCAGGGTGCAGATGCCGCCCATGTCGTTCCGGGCCGACCTTGGACCCAAGTCGATCGACGACGAGTCCCGCACCGTCGAGCTCATCTTCACCACAGGCGCAGCCGTTCAGCGGATGGATTGGTGGACCGGCGAGAGGTACATCGAGGTCCTGTCGCTCGATCCAGCCCACGTCCGCCTCGATCGGCTGAACGACGGAGCTCCACTTCTCGACAGCCACAGTGCCTACTCGGTCGCCGACCAGCTTGGGGCAGTGGTGCCTGGCAGCGTCGCGCTCCACAAGAAGGCCGCGACGCTCCGGGTCCGCTTCTCCAAGCGCGATCAGGTGGAGCCGGTGTGGCAGGACGTCCGAGACGGCCTGATCCGCTCGGTCTCGGTGGGCTACAGAGTCCACAAGTTCGAGGAGACCGTCAGCGGCAAGGACAACAAGATGCCGATCCGGACTGCCACGGACTGGGAGCCTTTCGAGGTTTCCATGGTTCCGATCCCGGCCGATCCCGGCGCGAAGACGCGCGGCAGCGAGCCGGCCGACGCCAACCCCTGCGAGATCGTCACCCGCGGCCAAGAGCCCGCGATCCCGGCGCCGGCGCCGGAGCCGTCCAAGGAAGTTCCCACGAAGGAGCAAACCATGACCATCGACGACCGTTCCGAGACGATCGCGGAGCCCCTCGAGCGGACCGCTCCGGCCTCGCCGCCTGTGGAGCCGAACGAGCGCGACACGGCCCGCGCCGAGGAGCGCGCCCGCTGCCAGGCGATCACCGCGGGCTGCCGCGCCGGCCGTCTCCCGCGGTCCTTCGCCGACGACCTGATCGACCGTGGCGTTCCGCTGGTCGAAGCGCAGGGCAAGATTCTGGCCGAGATCGGCAAGCGCCAGGACCCGAACGGCGCGCCGAGCCCGGGCCAGCCCGACGTCACCAGCGGCGGCGACGACCCGCTCGTCCACAAGCGGGCCTCGATCGAGCGGGCCCTGTGCCACAGGATCGACCCGCACACCTTCAAGCTGGCCGACGCGGATCGCGAGTACCGCGGGCTCTCGCTGATGGACACCGCGGAGATCTTCCTGCGCGCCCGTGGCGTCCGCCTGACCGGGCTGACGGTGTCCGAGCGGGCCGCGATGGCCCTCGGACTCACCACCCGTGACAGCGGGATGCACACGACGTCGGACTTCCCGCTCCTGCTCGCCGACGTGGCGAACAAGGTGCTGCGAGCGGCCTACGACGAGGCCCCGCAGACCTGGCGCCCGATCGCGCGTGCCGTCAACCTGACGGACTTCAAGGCCTCGAAGCAGCTCCAGGTCGGCGAGGCCCCGCAGCTCCTCGAGGTGCTCGAGCACGGGGAATTCACCTCGGGGACGATCACCGAGGCCCGCGAGCAGATCCAGCTCAAGACGTACGGCCGGATGTTCGCCATCACCCGCCAGTCGCTCATCAACGACGACACCGGCGCTTTCGGGCAGCTCCCGGCGGCTTTCGGGCGCTCGGCGAGGACACTCGAGAACAGCCTCGCCTGGGCGCAGATCACGAGCAACCCGACGATGGGCGACAGCAACTCGCTCTTCGATGCGTCGAACCACGGCAACTACACCGCGAGCGGCACGGCCATCTCGGTCGACTCCCTGGGCGTGGCCCGCAAGGCACTGCGAGCCCAGAAGGGGCTCGATGGCGTCACGGCGCTCAACGTCCCGACGCGCTTCCTGATCGTCCCGGCCGCGAAGGAGACGATCGCCGACCAGTACGTCAGCCAGATCACGCCGGCTTCGGGCAGCAACGTCAACCCCTTCGCGGTGGGCGGGCGCACGCCGCTGACCGTGGTGGTCGAGCCGATCCTCGACGCCGCCAGCGCGACGGCCTGGTACGCGGCCACCGACTCCGTGAACATCCCGGTCCTGCTCTACGGGACGCTGGACGGCCAGGGCGGCCCGACAATCGAGCAGCGGATCGGGTTCGAAGTGGACGGGGTGCAGATCAAGTGCCGCCACGACGTCGCCTTCAAGGTGGCGGACTGGCGCGGCATCTACAAGAACGTCGGGGCTTGAGTCGGCTGGAGTAGCCTCGATCTCTCGGAAGGAGACTCGATGAAGACCTTCAATCGGCCGGGCACCATCCTCACGCTGACCGCGCCCAGTGGGGGCGTGGTCAGCGGAACGACGTACCTGATCGGGAGCCTCGTCGTCATCGCGACGGAGACCGTCGCCCAGACGTTGCCCTTCGCGGCGCTCGTCTCCGGCGTAGTCGACGTCCCCAAGAACGCCGATGAGGCGTGGACCGAGGGGGCGAAGGTGCACTGGGACGTGGCGGACGCGAACTTCACCAAGGAGGCCGACACCGGCACCAATCCGATCGTCGGTACCGCGGTTCAGCCGATTGTGCCGCTCGCGGTGACGCTGGCCTCGACGGCGCTCGCGGCTGATCTCGCCATCGTGGGACTGACGCTCCAGGTCCTCGACTACGCGACGCTGGCCGGAGGCACTCCACCGACCGTCACCGTCACGGTCAACGGCACCGCCACCGTCCTCACGGAAGGAACGGAGTGGACGGCCGAGACGAGCGACGACGTCACGGCCACCAATCTCGCGGCGGCCATCGAGGCCATCGTCGGAGTGGATGCCGCGGCGGTCACCGACACCGTCACCGTCACGCCGTCCACCGGGATCACGGCGGCTTCGGCCGCGACGGGCCGCGTTCGGCTCGATGGCGCCGCTCGGTAGGGGCTGAAGAGGAAGACATGAAGAATTACTCCGAAGAGGGAGAGGTCCTCCCGTTCACCGCGCCCACTGGTGGTGTCGTGTCGGGCGCGCCGTACCTGATCGGGAGTCTCGTCGTGGTGGCCCTTGTGACGGCTGCGGAGACCGTGCAGTTCAGCGGTCTCGTCCGCGGCGTCGTCAGCTACACGAAAACCGGCTCGCAGGCCTGGACCGAGGGGGCGAAGG